GCTCAGGCTCGACAGCCAACTCTTGCGACGGATTCGCGGGATCATATCCCAGCGCCCGAATCATCACATCACAGTTGGTGCGGGCTGCTGTGTCGCCTTCGCAATAACAGCGTCAATGCAGAAGATCGCAGCTTTGAAGCTGTGGCGGCTACCGAAACGCCGGCCGTCATCTTCGACTATCGCACTTATGAGTTCATTGACGAGATCCTGGTCACAAAGGGCGGTCAGTTTCCCGATCACATGCCGCTGCTACCCAACCACCGTCGATTTGATGTACTTGACGTTATCGGTTCGGTGATTGAACCCCGGATGGACGCTTCACAGTGGATCGTTCGCGGTGAAGTGGCTCGCGGCGCGAGAGAAGATTCCGACGTCAACGAGATTTGGCAGCGAGTTTTAGACCGCCACATTCGCGCAGTCTCGATCGGTTACCAGGTCAACGACTTTGTCGACATCAAGGCCGGCAGCACTCAGTCGATCGACGGCCGTCGATTTACAGCAAACGAACGCACGCTAAGGATCTCAACCGAATGGCGTGCCCATGAACTTTCTTTAACCCCTATCGGTGCCGACGAAATGGCACTTATCCGATCACGCTTGGGGCGTAAACCCAAGCCCAAACGAAGGAGTATTTTCAGATGAACCCCCGCTTACTTGCTTACTTGCGTAGTATTGGACTCGACCAAAACGCCACCGAGGAACAGCAGCAAGAGTTTCTGCTGTCCCGCAGCGGCACCCAGGCAAACATTGCCAATGCCCTCAATTACAACGAAGGCGACACAGCAGCCCGCACCAACTGTGATGTGATGATTCGGGCGCTGGGATATGATCCCGCGAATCCGTCGCAAGAGTTGGCTGTCGAGCCTGAGCCGACCCGAAGTGCGGCCGGCACCGACGGCTCGTCTGTTGGTGGTGACCTTGAGCTTGCTCAACGTGAAGCCGTAGCGGCCGAGCGTGCCCGCACCGCAGAGATTCGCACGATGGGTGAACAATGTGGCGCAAGCACAACGCTGATCGAGAGTCTTGTCAGTGACGGCAGTTCGGTTGACCTGGCTCGCGAGCGGCTGTTTGAAGACCATGTTTCACGTACTCGCGCCAACGTGGCTCCCGACATTCCCGGAGGGCAAGCACCGGCTGGCCATGTTCGCGGTGGCGTAACCCTTGAGACAATCCAAGCTGCCGTGTTGCATGGGCGAGGGTTGGACCCGACCACAACGTGGGCGGTAAATGAAAACGGCACGCCTCGTGTTCGTTCCATGACTCCAGATCTTGAGCGTGCAGTCGAGGAGGCTTTTCAGTATCGCTCAGCATCACTTGAAGACATTGTGCGAATGTGTGCGACGATTGACGGCGTTGACCTTCCGGTTGGCCGCAATGGTTTGCTCCAGGCATACCTGCGATCCGGCAACAGCACCGCAGCACTGTCGGCAGTGTTTACCACCAATGTTAATTCAGAATTGCTTGCTTCCTACCAGACAGCGCCGGATTCTACGACTGGGGGATGGGTGCGCGAATCTGAAGTGAGCAATTTCCAGAGCAATGAACGTGCCCGGATGGAAAACGGCGGTGCGCTTAAGAAGCTGCCGCGCGGTGGTGAGGCGGATCACGAAAGTTACGACGACAACGTCGAGACGTTCAAGATTGCCCGCTACGCCAAGCAGTTCAGCATCGATGAGCAGGACATTATCGACGACAACTTTGGTGGTTTGACTGGATTTGTTCCGTCTGATATGGGTGTTGCAGCTCGTCAGTTGCGGGCAGACCTAATCTACTCGCTGCTGCTGGCTAACGCCAACATGCGCGACGGCGTGGCATTGTTCCACACTGCAACGCACGGCAACCTGCAAACTGGCTCTGCCCTTGGTATCAATACGCTGAAGACCGCACGAAAGAACATGCGGATTCAGCAGGAAAACGGGCGCAACCTCAACATTGCGGCACGCTTCCTAATTGTGCCAACGGCCCTTGAAGATGATGCAGAGGCATTGGTCAGTTCTCCGCTTCTCATCACCGGCGAAGATGCCACCAAGGGCAATCGCAACCCAAATGCCAACAAAGGCATTGTCGTGGTCAGTGATGCCCGTCTCGACAATGGCGTTACCGACCCGACTGACGGTTCTGGTGGAACAGTCCACAGCGGAAGCGCAACGACCTGGTTCCTGGCATCTGTGGCGAGCAACCACACAATCGAGTGTGCCTATCGCCGTGGCACTGGTCGCGCTCCTCAGATTCGTTCGTTTATCCAGAATCAGGGTCGTTGGGGTCTTGGCTGGGACGTGAACATGGACATCGGTGCCAAGGCACTCGACTGGAGAGGTTTGTCAAAGAGTACCGGCTAACACATGGCGACAGTTTGACTTTTTCCACAAACCTCCACCACAACGAGAAAGACCATGTCAAAAGAAACTTACATCCTGGCAGCCCAAACGATCACGGTTGATCGTGGGGACCACTGCCAGAAGTTTGTGCGAGGCGACGACGTGTCGGACGCTCCAGCAAGCTCGCTCCAGCAAATGATTCGCCTCAATCAGGCGGTCACTGAGGAAGAGTTCGCCGAACTCGACGCACCACCGGAGCCAGAGGAAGTCGTCGATCCGGAAGCAGGCGGGGACAACGACCCGCCAGCCGGTTGGCTAGACACCCCACTGGCAGACATTGGCCTCGAACCGAACATGCTCAAGGCATTTGTCGAGGCCAACCTTTCGACAATCCGCGAGGTTGTTGAATACGGAAATGCCAACGATGGATCGCTGACATCCATTGCCGGCATCGGCGAAGCGTCAGAAACGAAGTTCAAGGAGATTTTGCAGGAACTAGCTCCCAAGGAATAGTCCGGCAAACTCACCAAACCTCCCCATAAATCATTTAACTAAGGAGTAAACAATCATGGCCACTCAGGCAGCTCTCAAGTACGGGCACCGTGGCGGCATCATCAAGAAGCTTAGCGCCGCAGCGGCACTGACTCCCGGTGATGTTGTTGTTGAAGGTGAACGTATCACCGTCGTTTCAGGCACAAAGCCAATTGCAGTTGGTGATGACTACACCCTGCAAACTGACGGCGTGTTTGAAATGAACGCCCTCAGTACAGACACCTGGTCCGCAGGCGACCTGTTGTACTGGGACGACACTAACAACCGGCTGACAGATACCGCAGCGAGCCACAAGACGGCTGGACTTGCTGCAGCCGACAAGGCGTCTGGAGCGACCAAAGCAGACTGTGACATCAATGCCGCAGTGTCTGATACGACAGTTGAGTAAACCGAGGCCAAATGGATTCGGAGTTCGCTACCTTCGACCGTGAATTTGGCGGAATGCTTTCCGAGCAGTTCGCAGAGTGCGATTCGCCGATTTACCACCCGTCTAGCGGAGAGCCATTTCCGCTGACGGGTGCAATTGTAGGTGCAGCAGAAACAGCCGAAGCCATTGACGAAGATGGCGGTATCGCCAAAGTCGAGTCAAGAGTTGTTCAGATTCCATCGGAACGGATGTCGGAGCAGGACATCGACCGCATAGAGCTTGCGGCCAAGATTGAGATCGGCGGCAAGGTGTGGGCTGTTGCCGACACTGGGCACCGGATACGAGCAAACTGGTTTGACATCACAGTCAGTCGTAAACCGCTACACAAGATGAAACCGAAGCAGAACACCAGCCAGCGATAATGCCACTTTTTGAACTTGCTAATGCGAAAAGCCTTGAAGCCCCAGCGATGCACGCTTTGGCTGACAGGCTCAGCGAGTGTGCGAGCTTCCAGGAACTGGCAGAGGCGGCGAATGCTGCGGAGGCGCTCGCGAAGATAAGCATAGGACCGCAACCCGGCCCGTTTGATTCTGAGGAATTCACGATCGACGAATTGGAGGAACAGCTCCTTTGGTCAAGCGTCGATACTTCCGACGACGAAGGGCATGAAGCTGTTTTGGCTGACACGACTACAGAGTGCCCGAACGAAGGCGGAAACTTCACAGTAGAAATCAGGCGGCAGGTTCGTAAGTTTGAGTCGCAAGATGATGCTGGTAAGTCTGACGTTTACCTCTACTTTCTGGACCGATGCTCCGCGATAGCGCATGAGCTTTTTGAGAAATCGGAAGCTGCCGGTTTTAATCCGCGACTTGTCAGAATCCCCCGCGTATTCTCGCCAAGTTTTGCAAGCAACATCGAGGAGGTTGGACAAGGCGAGTTTATCTGGACGCTGCTAAACGTGGAGTGGGGCAACCTTGACTTGACGAGATCGTAATGCCGTTTACATCAGAACTACAACTCGACGGCTTTGCTGCTGCAACCAAGCGTGATCTGCAAAATGCGCAGCGTGACACTTGGCGGTTCATCGGTCTGTGGTGGCACCGCACCTTGAAGGCGGTCAAGTTCACCAAGCGTGGAGCAACGCGCTACAAGTATGCTCCGCGTAGCGGCAACCCCGGTTCTGGCCGTCGGTTCAAAGGCAGCTATGCACAGGCCAAGGTCTTGAAAACCAAATACCGTGGCCTTGGGGTTCCGTCGATCGGTGAGAACAAGCCGAACGTCTGGAGTGGACGCAGTCGGGCATCGGCGATGGCTGGGCGCAAGGTGAAAGCGACAGCGTCTAGTAGCGGCAAGGGTTCCGTAGATATTACGATTAACGCCCCAGCGCTCAATTTCAAAAACCCCAAGAGTAAGGCACACCCACGCAAGGAGGTGACGGCAACAACCTCTGCCGAAATTTCAGAAATGGAAAGAGTGTCACTCAATCGATTTGAAAAGAATGTCACTAGAATTAGGCGCAAGAAAACACTCAGGAGTTAGCCATGCGATTCACCGCACACAGCGTCGACATTGATAGCAGCATTGTTGGTGCAATCACTAGCGTATCGCTGCCGACCAACACGGAAACAACCGGCGATGACGGAGGCGAACTGTACAACACCAGCCGGTCGCTAGTTTCGCAGTTTCCGGTATTCAGCGTGACGACTAAGTCAGTGCAGGCGGCGCTGAAGAAAGTCGGACTCACTGGCTTGTGTTTCAGTGCAGCACTGTCTAATGGACCGATCGACATTTTCGGTAAGGTTGGGGCGGATTGCAAAAACTCCCCAGCGTCGACCGACAATGCCCGCTACCGTATTGCTGCCGGGCTGATTGTGCCGACAACATTGACCATCCCGCGAGTTGGTGACGCAACCCTGACGATGGACATCCACTGCCTTTCAGAAGGTGGCAACGCACCGTTTGCATTCTCCTATAGCAGCATCACTCTGCCGTCATCGCCGACCATCGAGAAGTACGGCATGGGTACATCTGAAGTACACGGGACAACCTGGCCCGAAGCAACCGACTTCTCGCTTAACTTCAATAACCAGATTATCGAGAAGCTGCCGGCACTGGCTGGCGTGTGGCCGGAAGTAACTGGCGTCAATAAGTCAGAACCGGTCATCAATCTGTCGAGCCGCGATCCAACCATCCTGGACGCTGCCAAGATCCCGCTGCTTGGTGCAGACCCTGTTCACACCGACAGTAAATTCCAGTTGGTTAAGAAAAAGAACGATGGCGCGTACGAGAGTGCCGCGTCGACCGTTCACATGAACTTCACCGCTAACGGCTTGGCGCTGATGGACAACCCATTCAGCGCATCTGGTTCTGGTGAAGCGGACGTGACGGCCCGTGTTGAGTGTACTTACGATGGCACAAATGCTCCGATCGTGTTTGCTTTTGACCAAGCGTATGACTCTGATTTAAGTGACTAACCATGAATCGATTACAAAAAGCACAGCGGGCCTGGACCCGCACCGGCCGGCCGTTTGCCGAAGTGGAAAAGATGTCGCAACAAGACATCTCAGCACTGGCGAAACTGACTGACGATGACGGCAATGCCGTCGATGGCTTCCGCGAGAAGTTTGACGAGTGGCGCAACGATTACTTGGAGCGCAATAAGGCGTCCGAGGAAGAGCTGACGCCCCCCCAGAAAACGAGCCCGAAGAACCCGAAAGAAAACGAGCCCGAAGAACCCGAAGAACCAGAAAGTGAGTAATGGCTGGCTTTCTTTATTACAAATCTGGCAAGCCAAAAGACAACCAAGTCACACTTGATGAGCTGGACGAGTGGGGGTTGTCTTATGCGTTTGATGTAGCTCCCGCGCCCGTGCCTTGTGTCCAAGGCCCGGATGGTGGCAGTGGCTTTACGTTTGCCGATGAATCACGCTTGGATGGCAAGACCGTTGGCCATTATGCGGACAAACAAGAGTGGCGAAAGATTCCTGGTAGCGAACTTTATATTGGCTGCTTCAAGGATGCCGTACCAACTGCTAACGACCTGTCTCGTCAATCACAATTGCCTGGCTACATGTTCCCCCTTGCCGACGGTAAGCAGTGGAGAATCCCTGTTGTGCGCCAATTCCTGGAAGGCCAAGACAAGCCCGTTTGTGCGCTTCCCCATTATCTCGACATTGACGACGAGGGCAACGAGATTCCTGGCCAGGTTGCAGAGGTCCACCGTTATCTCTGGGAAGCAACAGAAGATTACACTGCGGCGCTAGTTGGGCCAGAGCGTGACGAGGGTGATGAAATCAAGGTCGACTGGTGGGACAAGGCGGCGATCTTACTGGGTGCGAACTACGTGGTTGGCAAGACAGAGCTGGCACTGGCGAGAGTGTTTGATACTAGCAACAGCCCAATGACAGTGTGCTTGTTAGCAATTGACTATCCGGTTTACCAAAAGCGGCGCGACGCTCAAAAAAAAACCTCGTCTACCCAGACCCCGGATGGCCAACCTATGTCCGATGGCGCAGCGGCCTAGCTCCTAGCTACGCTCCCACTGTTGCCGACACCCTTTGTTTAGCCGCTGGAATCTGACCCATGCCAAAACTCAAACTAGGTGGTGACGCATCGGCAGCTATCCAGGCGATGGAGGATCTGGCCGTTGCTGAGAAAAAGGCGGCGGCCGAAGGTGACAACACTGCTACCAACATTAACAAAGTTGAGGCGGCAGCGAAACGCTTAGCAGCCCAGGCCGACCCTACGGAACGCTACCGTCAAAAGGTCGAGCAGCTTAATAACGCTGCTAAAGCGGGTGTCATCACTCAAGAGAAGGCGGTGCAAATTGCTGGCCAACTTCGCGCCAAGCTCGACGCCAGTAATCCGGCCCTCAAAGAAGCGGCGGCAGGTGAAGACCGACTGCGCACTGCTGCCGAGCGTTTGCGACGTGAGCTAGAGACACCGCAGGACAAGTACCAGCGAGAACTCAAAGAGACAGGCAAGCTACTCAGGTCTGGTGCGATCAACCAGGCGGAGTTCGTTGCAAAGGCGAAGCAGCTCAAGTCGGAGCTTAATGCAAGCGACCCAGCGTTTCAGAAGCTGAACGAGAACCAGCGAAAGCTCCAGCAAACCGCCGGAAGAATCAAAGAGTCGTTAGTTACCCCGTATGAAAACTACCGGCGGCAGGTGCGGGAGGTGATTCAGGCAGAGCGGGCGGACCTGATTACGAAAGACCAGAAACGAGAAGCGGTTGCGCGACTGCGTACTGAGCTAAGGTCAGCCGGCCAGGCACAGAGGGAATCTTTTGGTGATAGAGCAGTCAAGCAAGTGGGTGCGCTAGCAGCCAGCTATTTGTCAGTTCAGGGTGCCTTGTCGTTGGTCACTGCTGAGCTGCAAAAGCAGAAAGAACTACGCGAAGAACAGACGCAAGCACAGCTTAGTGTAGCCGATTCAGAACAAAAGCTGAGGCAAAATTCTATCGGCTTAGCGGCAGGCGAAAGGGAGAAGTTCATCGGTGACGTTGCCTCGCTGGCGTCAGAAACCAGTCTGCCCCAACGTGAGATCAACTTGGCGGCGGCCAGCACTCTGTCTGCAACTGGCAGCGCTGAGCGGACACTAGAGATCCTGAAAACAGCATCGGCTTTCACTAGAGACCCAGCGCAGATCGAGAGCATTGCGGGAGGTATTGCTGACCTGATTGCCACCGGCGCGGCTGCTACGGCAGATGAGTCGCTGGGAGTCCTGACGACGACAGCTGCCGGAAGCCGGGTAACTGACGTTAGTAAGGTGGCTACCGAGTTAGGTAAGGTCAGTGCGTCGTTTACATCGGAGCTGGCAGGAAGTGATGCTGCGACAGGTGGTGCTTTGTTCGCTGCCCTTACAAAGGCAACCGCCGATACGGAAGGCCGCACGTCTAGGACAGGAGCGATCGCACTAAAAGAGAATCTCGACAAGTTTTTTGCGGACGACTCCATCGCTAAAAGGTTCGCCCCAGGAGACATCGACACCTTCAATGAACAGTTAGCACTTACCCGCGGAACAGACCTTGGGCGAGAATTTATAGGAAGCGATGAATTTAACTTCGAGAAGACAGTCAAGGGTGGTATCGAGAAGTTTTTGCTAGGTGACGAGGAGTCCAATGCTGCCTTTGAGGACGTTCGCAGCACTCTTAGAAACCGAGAAGCACTGGTTGCGGCAGCCAAAAGGGATTCCGATTTCGTGAATCAGGGAAGTTTGTCAGCATCTTCCCAGACATCTCTAGCGATCCAATCGGGTGGCGAACAGTTTAGGCTTGGAGCAAATCAAGTTCTATCACAAGAAGAAGTTTTAACACTCAATTTTCTCATCTCCCGGGCTCGCGGTACTTCACTAACTGAGCAGCAGGTGAGAACCAACCTTGCCGCTGGACTAGATGGTGTCGACCGAGGCGAGGCGATTGGCTTGATTGAGTCAGGACTAGACGCGGCAGGTGGCCGAACAAGGTTTGGTGACATTCACACGCGAGGTTCGCTTGACAATGCCGTCGACAAGTTGACCGGAATTCGTGACAAGCTGATCGACATCGAAGCCAACCAGCGCGGCGCTCGCGTCTCACCACGGGGGCAAGCTGAGTAATGCCACTAGAATTCAAGATCGGCGACCATCAGTTTGTGGCCCTCGTAATGCTCGACGGCGCTGCGCCTGAGCTGCGCCGGAAGCGAAAGCGAATCAGCAGTCGGCCTGGCAAGACTGGTCACCAAGCGTTTGTCACCCGCACAGAGGCCCGTTTGTTTCGTGTCCGCAGTATCGACTACGTTGCCAGCGAACAGGCGGCCAAGGACCTGATGGATGACTACCACGCGCTCAAGACAGGCTTGCCAAACGGTACCGGTGTCGGCACAGAGGGCCACCCACCCCCGGTCGTTTACAAAGACATCAACTATGGTGCCTTCGACGTTGTCGAGGTCCACGAGATCGTCCGCATACCCGTTTCTGGTGCGATTGGCGGTATCGCTGGCAAGGAGCCGCACGCCGTGCGCCAGGAAATCATTTGGACACTGAAGGGGTAGCCGGCAACCGATGCCCGACATCGACACTTCCATCCCGGCCGGCGCACCCCCGGAAGAATTCGATTTTCGGATCGAGTTCGCGGACGATCTCTATGCCAACCCGATTGTGTGGACCGAATTCCCGGGCGTGAAGATTCGTGGGGAAGTCGATGAAACTGCCGGCAGCGCCGGACACGCTCAGGCTGTTTTGACCTACGAGTTTGGTTTTGAGGCCCTTGATCGCGACAATGCGCCCTATCAACAACGAAACAAGCTGTCGCTCAAGGGCAAGATTGTGAGAATCTCGATCGGTCCTGACGAGGCGTTTGACGATCCACCGACGGCGACCATGGTGCGCAGGCTTTACTACTATGTGGTTGATCAGTCGGAGACGAAAGCGCCGGTTGAAACGCGAGAAGTCGATGAGCAGCAGGAATTTGTCGAGACTTACGGGCAGCAGGTGTTCGAGTGCTTTGGCCTGAGCTGGTTTCTCGACGGACCGCTGCTGGAAAAATCAATCACCTGGTTTACGTCGGCCGATTGGAAGTCTCTAAGCCCACACGTCCCGCCCGCAATCAATCGCCCTTTGGTTTTTAACGGCGGCAGCTCGAGTCAATTCGATGCCGACTGGGCGAATCGGGGTAACCGAGCAGTGAACGATTCTCCCCTCGACCATAACAGCGAGCAATGGCCCGTGTTTGAAGACCCGTCGACGACTGCCGACGGTGGCGTGCAACTCTGGACCGACAACAAGATAGTCGAATATCTTCTGCACTGGTTTCCACCGACGATTGAAGACACGGCCAGTCCGCCCGATCGGCTGCAGCACCCACTCCCCTGGACCTTCGACAATAGCGTGGGCACGTTTCTTAGTGCCCGGGCATCGATGCTCGACCCGGCCAAGATGACGCTGTTCGATGTACTGAACGAGCTGGCGAGTCCTACCAGGGGCCTGGTGTGGTTTATTGATCCAAGCCTGATTGAAGATCCTCTGCCGGAAAACCGTGCGCTGCTGATTGTAGTGCAGTCCGCAAACCAATCGCCGGTGGTGGTCAACGGTTCCACGAGACTGGCTGCCAATACCGACCAATCGAACTGGAACTTTGAAAACGATCTGCATGTCGGAACCCCGGCGATCGACCGACCTAACCGTGAAAAATATCGCACAGTCCGCGTCCGCGGAGCGCGGCGGACAACCATCGCCACCGTTAGTTCGGAATCAGGAACAATTGAACCTGACTGGGATGATGGCGACGCGCCGGCAGAGGGTGGTTCCTATCGAGACGGTGGCGGCGGAACCAGCCCTACCAGCGGCTACGCAGCACTGGAAACCGAGGAAAAAGAGAAACGGAACGACGCGATCCGCCAGAGCGATCGATTCGACAACGTCTACACGACGTTCAAGATCATCGGCACGTTTGACGGGCGGACCAGCGACGGCAGCAGTACGACGGCCACGGCCCCTTGCTGCCCGGTGATCAATGTGAGCGGAGTTGCTCTCGACGAGTCAGTCCCCTTCCATACGCCCGGCCTGCGACTGCTTAACACCTTACCGATGCTAGTCGGCTACGATTACTCGGTCGATCCGGCGGCACCCGCCCAAAACACACCAAACAGGCGGGCGAACTTTCGTAAGCCGTTTGCGGTGGTGCCGCTCAACAGCGCCAAGGATCGCTGGCAGTATGCCGATAAGCTAACTGATGTGAAGTTTGAGGGGAGCGAATTCGAGTCGCTCACTCCATATTCGTTCGATACGGGTGACCAGTATCCCTGTTTTGAACTGCGACCGGATAACGGACTAAACCATACGCTGGCAAAAAATCATTTTGTCGAGGGCGCGAATGCCGAACCGTCGGCCGTGGAACCGGAAATCGATTGGCAGGATGTGCGGGTGACCTGCTGCCTAGAGTTCGATGAGTTCGCCGAGTATGTCTACCCGGACAATATCGTGCCCGATCCGTTCGACGAGCTGCTGATCGAGGCGGGAAGCCGCTACCGGATGGACTATCTGGCAGCCAATACAATTTTAGATGTCGACAAGAATGGGCAACTCACCTTGGCTGCGGCTGCTGGTTTCATCCGCGACGATCGGCAGGCGCTGGCCGACATTGCGGCGACCGCCTACTCGCACTACCAGGCCGACCGTGCGCAGATGCGCATCCAGATTGACTATATCTACGACAACAGCCAATTTCGTTTGGGCCAGATGATTGCCGGGATTGGCGATCCCCTCAACCAGCTCTCTTTTGAGTCGATCAATAGCGTGATCACTCGTCTCGCATTCAGCGTGCAGCCAGGTGGCGATGATAACCCGCGTGGTCAGTACATGAAGATCGTGACAGGCAGGCCGCTTACTAATATTGAAGGATTGCTCTAATGGGCGAAATGGTCCAGGTCAATAGCAAGCTGACTAGACTCGAAAGCCGCTTGACGGACATACAGCGAAAGAGCGGGCATGTACCAGCACGGCAGCCGACCGGAGTGCAACAAAAAACGATCCAGGATGATGTGCGAGCAGTTAGAGGGATCTCTTCGGGTGGCACTGCCGCCAAGCGCAACCAGCTCATTCTTGGCGGGGGTGCTGTCGTTGATCACTACAAAGGTGGCGTTGCTCACTATCGCATTCTTCGGCCGGCAGATGTCTGGAAGCCAAACACATCGTATGCTGCCGATGAACTGATCCAGCACGTTCCGACAAGGGTGCTCGGGCCGAACATCATCGTGAGTAAAGATGAACGCTTGATACAAGGAAGCTTTGGCACGGAGTGGGCACCAGGAACGGCATACGCGATCAACCAGGATATTTTCCGCGTCGATCGACCCGCGAATTGGCAGCCATTCACGTACTATCAAGAGGGCACACTGGTTCTTGCCGAGTTCTACCCAGAGCTATGGAAGCGCAAGACCCTCTATCAGAGTGGCGACTACGTGACAAATGAAAGGCCTGTCACCGCATGGCAGGCAGATACGGGTTACGTCACCGGTCAATATGTGCGCCATCAGAATAACATCTACAAGGCACCATCTAGCTTTACCAGTGGCGACCCCGACTTCATTCCGGGTAACTGGACGCTGGTTGAGACGTTCGTAGTATGGCAGCCAAACACCGACTACACAGCGGGCGACTACCGCCGCTATCAAAATCGGACCTATCAGGCGAATTCGAGCTTTACCAGCGGAACAGCATTCAACGCATCCAACTGGACGCTCTTGCCTCTGGTCGACCGTACCGAGGTTTACCAGGCCAACGGCGATCGATCGGTGATGACGTATTTTGACGTAGACGACTTTACTGTTGTTGCCAACCCGTATGCGGGCAAACCGATGGTTTATGAAGCGCTGCGGAGCTTTTCATCGGGGTCGTTCTTTCGGCCCCACCTATGGGCACCAAAAAACTACGTCTACATCCTTAGCTTCTATCGGGCAGCACTTGCTCATACAAGCGGCACCAAATTCGACCCTGAACTCTGGAACCGGAGAGCTGAGCCGTCACAGTTTCGAGCCACCGCCGGCCACGTCCAGCCGGCACAGTCGATCGACTACAGCGACCTAGAGCTACTGAACCATCCTACCGAGCTATACGCCGCAACAACGGCTCACACAAGCGGAACAACGTTTAATGCGGCCAACTGGGATGCACTTGATGTTGATGGTGATAGCCTGGTCACCGTCAACAGCGAGCCGATCTACCGGACTGAATATATGGGCAAAGCCGCCGATCCAGAAGCGGGTCAATATGTCGAGACCCAATTCGATCGTGCTAGACAATACACTTGCGAGTAGCCGTGCGAGATCGCTTCAAAAAATGGTCGTGTTGTATTCAGTCGTGCGACGAGTACGAGTCTGCCTACGACTTCTGGACGTTTAACTTTGCCAACGACGGCAAATTCTATGTGCAAGCCTCAATCCCCAAGAACAGTACTGATGCCTTTATTAGAATGGACGAGAAGCGGGAGGTCGCAGACCTGGCCGGGGCGATCCCCACGGGCTATGACCGCCTTTGCCTGTCAACGACAGTCAATCAGGCCCCACGGTCAAACGGGAGGATGATGCAGCAAGGTAACATCCTCTGGATGCTGACACGGGGCAGGAACAATACACAGAGCGGAGGAAACGCGATGCGTCTTGTCCGCCTGGATATTTCGGGCGGCACCTATACGCTGACCAACTTCACGGACGCCGGGCCAGACGACGCACCCGATTACCCGCCGGGGAAAACGCCAGTTGCGCCCAACCATTACGAGATACCCGACTGGCTGTTAAGTAGCGACCCAGAAGACAGGGAGGGCAATCGCGAGGAGTGGGGCTGCACTTCCGACCTATTCGTTATTTACAATCAGTTCACTCCGCCTGCCGGTTTTGAAGATCCCGATCTATGGATGGTGTTTACCAGCCCCGCTAGCGGCACCCAGACGCCGCCAAAAGCGGTAGTGCATATCGCCATGAACTACGCACGGCACAACACCAGCGCCCCAAGTGATGCGTATGGTGACGCCCGCCCACTGATGGCGATCGGCGATATTCAATTAGAATATTTTGGGCACACTGGGGCAGATCACGGCTTAGCGTGGCGATGTGTTTCGCAGGACGGCAGCGAATCAGTCACCGAGTTCATCTATGGAACGATCGACTGGACCGGGGGCAATCCTGTACAGGTGACACCGCTAGAAACATTCTGGCAGCACACCCGGCACGCCGGCACGTCGGGCACAGAGGATGAGTTTACAAGCTATGCGGACGACTCCGAGCATCGCCATATTCACGATAGCGGCGGCTGGCTAGACGACGGTATCGAGATCGAGGAGCCAAACCTAGACATAAAGATTCAAAGTTTCGACAGCAACGGCACCAACTTTGTTGTTACCGGATTCAAAAACGGCGACGGCGGCGACTACCGATACCAGAAGGGGCTACCAGGTCCCGAAGTGGTTTTTATCCCTAACGCCCAAACCGAAGTTGCAACGTACTATGACAAGGCCACCATCATGCGCAACGGTGAGGTTGTTGCCATGCGAGTCGAGCAGCAACTGAACGGCTTCAAGAAATTTTACCTGGAGAGGATTACCGACGGCGTTCCCGAGATATTGCTACACAACCTGGTTGACGGATCGCTGACTGATTTTGGGCGACAACCGGGCTACTCGTTGCACGCGGACGTTGGCCCTTGCCGCCGCTTGTACTTTCCGAAAATCGGAACCTACCCTGTTCCGGCAGTAAACCAGTTCGTTTGTTATTTCGACCCGGCACTAAGGGAGGCCAAGTTCGGCAACCTGGGGACGCGCCCTATGCGTGACGAGTTCTGGGATTACCCGAATACAGTCACCTCAAGGTTTACGGGCCTGCTTCACTCACCAGTCGAAGACATGATCTTCCCGCTCTACAGTTCCGAGCAGGAATTTGCTGGAGGATCGGTCCCTGATTACTACACAATCGACCAGACCGGTGCTTGGAACAGCACGAATGCAGTTCCAGCAGTCCATGGCGCGGTGGTCAATGACGTTCACGACTTCACGGCTAGCCGCAAATTCCTCTTCCACCCTGCGGTCGACGATCTACAGCGCGAATGGGCAGCCAACATATTCACCGGCACTTCGCAAGGTGGTGGGGTATTTCTAATGGACGATGCCGACCACAGGATTCTCGTTGGCGAGTTTGTCAATTTAAGCTGGTTCGTTATCGGGCAGGGTGTGGAGGAGAGGCTGCACTGCCTTGTAACACAGGTTGCTGGGGCCACTGTTACTTGCATTGACGGCGAAGGTGATGATTTCCCGGGGAACAACCAAACTACAGATTTCCAGATGATGGTTGTCTACATCGACGGTGTGCTGGATAGCGTTATCAGCACCACTGCCGGGGACATTGTATTGGCACCCGATCCCGTTTGGGATTTGCTGGCCACTGACACAATTCAGATAACGTGGGATGGTGGCGTTCGCGTCAATGTGTCCGTAGATTCTATTGCAACTGTTGATGACGTAACCACGGTTTCGTTTTCTAGCGGGTACGGTGAAGACCTGCCGCCGATCGGGACACCAGTCAAGATTGCGATCAAGTGGTAGACGTACACCCGTACTATCAGCGACTCACCACTAAAGTTCTGCATGGTATGGGAATCGCGGACCATTTTCATGCTCGCATCATTAGGGCCGCTGGTCAGTTCCCCACCGAGGGAAATTGCGACAAAGAAAAGAGATGGAAACAGCGAGTTGTCCACTTGCATTCACAACTGAATAAACGAGACCACGAGGGATAACATGACCAACAACAACCGCCCCATCGACACCGCCCTGCTAGCCATCGCCATAACAATCGGTCTCGGCATCGTCGCTGCTGCACTCTACAGCTACTACCGCAGCGGCAAAGGCGACTCGATCAGCGGGCGAATCAACCGCTGGCTCTGGCGCGAGCATCCACTCTGGTTGTGCTGTTCGGCGCGGCGTGGGGATTTGCTGCGGGGCTAGTTGTCGGCGTGCTGCTAACGCACTGGGCGGGCTGGAGCGCGAGCGGTTAGCCCGCTGCGCGATTGAGCTGTTCGCGCAGCCAGTCATTAAAACCGAGTCCCGCCCGCTTCGCTGCTGCCTTCCACGCGCGGCCCTCCGCAGGGAGCCGCCTGCCCGAAAATGGCTCAAGCGTTTCTGACTTTTTCTTACGAGGCCGCCCCCGCCCATCTTTTTTAGGTTTTGCACTCATAAAAACAGCCTACAAAACAAGCTACTTTTGTGCAATACAAAAAACTTTGGAAACTTTGCCCGATTTGCTGTTTTTCGTATTGCAAATAATGCGATCTATGATAATATACATGTAACAGTCAAGCATGTGACTTGGCTGACTCGCCAACTGAGAGAGTTGGAGTAGCCCCGGCAGGGGCAGGAGAAACGAAATGACGAAAACTAACACCGAAGGAACATATCAAGTATTCGACTACGCAGGTGGCGATAGTGGATGTTCGCGAGAACTTGCCTGCCGAGAGCAATTCGCTAGCGTAGAAGCGGCGAATGCGTGGATTGAAAAACAGCGAACGCGAGGCGACTACGTCGTAGAAAATTCTGAAGGAATGCCTGTAAGGTAGAAAAAAATATACGTTGGTGTGGAGCTGTGGCTTGCCACGCTCGGATACACTATCGCCAACGTGCGGCCTCACGGCTGATTTCTCAGCCGTGAGGTTTTGAGAACTCTTTCCCGCGCTGCCGCCGGATTGCAACCCGGCCTACAAGGCGGCGCGGGATGCTATACCCCTCCTCTAGCTACCGAATCCCGCCAACCACTTCACCACCTCCACCACCGCACAGACCACAAACGCCACGCCGAACAGGACAAGCACCCCGACGGCAATCAGCGGGTCCGGTTCGTGGCCGCGGTGGAAGGACATTACTCGCCGTCCTGCTGCCAGATCTTCTTGATGATATTCAGCTTGCGCTGGACAGTCCGCTGACTGACGTTCAGCTCGGCAGCAATCTCCTGTGGCTTCCAATCCTGGAGAGTCAGCGCAGCGATCTTTCTGAACTTGTCATCGCGCAGGCGGCCAAACAGCTCGCGAAACTCGTCGTCAAGCATCACCACCAGTTCCGGTCCAGCGTCCCTGTCGATCGCGTCAAAGGTCTGATCCTTCAACAGCCGCTCCAGCGAGGCCACTCTCCCGCCGCCTCGCTTTGCGGAGGTCGACCGGCGGATCATGTCTGTGATCTTATTGACGACGATCACCTTTAAGATCGACCTCAGATGGTGACGGTCGCGCGGATCGATATAGCCCGCATCGACGCCACTAAAAACCGACTCAAAAGCGCTGAGCACTGCATCGTCTTCATCGTAGACCGACTTCGGTACGCCAGAGGACTTGGCCCTGGCGAAGCGGATCAACTCCGGCTGCAAACGGTGCCAGATCTCGGTCGCAGCGTCCTCGTCGCCCTCTTTGAGCTGCGAGATCAGTATCGAGATCGAGTGGCTGGCGCTTTCGTCAGAAGACATCGGGCGGCAATATCTTTCGATACTGATCTTCGAGGTAAAAGCCGATCTTCCAGTGGCTACGCTCGATCGGATCTTCCTTCGGGTTGTTGTACACAACCGGCTCGCCGACCATATCAAAACTGGCGCGTTCGGCGGCTCCCTCGGCCTGGATCAGTAGAGCCTCCTCTGAGAAGAGGATGCCTTTCTTGATATTTTCGCGAACGATCTCTTTGCAGCTCTGGGTCATGGCCTGCCCCTCACGGTCCCGGCGCGCAGGCCCTGCCCTGAGTGGGTTGAAAACCCGACCTGCGCGCAACGTTTTCCATCAATGTTCATCAATCAATCGTTGTCAAAGGCGTCTGCCATGATGCCTATAAGCTGTACCGAAAAAAACGACAACATTGCGACAACAATTATTGACAATCGCCACCAAATATCCGAAATTGCCTACGTTCATCAGTCAATCTAGTTAAAAAAAGGCCGGCGCAAGGGTGCGATCGGCCTGTTTCCCTAACTAGATCGAGATTGAAAAGATGAACTTCTCAGAGCCACGGCCTAGCGACAGGCACCCAACCGGGGGCCCTCTTTCTTGTCCATCGGATGACCCCGGGTTACCATCACACCATGGCGATTCCTTTTCAGTGTGGGGCGTGCGGCTTCTCGGGGCGGGCCAAAGAGACGATGGCGGGCAAGATCACGAAATGCCCCAAGTGTGGCGAGATCATGAAGATTCGCGATGCGCCGCCAATCGAGGACGATCTCTCGGACCTCGAGAACATGATCGAAGTCGACCGACGCAAGCGACAGCGCCGACGCGAGCCACGCATCAACTCAAAGACTTTGGCGATTGTTTTTACAGTGCTGGGACTGGCAGGTTGCATGGGGCTGGTTGTGCTAACGGTGATGGAGGCTCGGGAGAAAGAGGAAACGGCCGCTGTGGTCAGGCAAGACGATGTTGCCCCTCCCGAACCAACACCAATAGAACCGAAACAGGAAGAGTCCGCACCTGTTGCAAGCAAAAAAGAGAGAAGCGGCTTCGAAGCTTACCAGAAAATAGAGAACGAGATCGCTACTGCACCGAACTGGGCGATCGTGAAGCATCGCGACGGGGACGACGACAAGCAGTCGTACGGTCACACCAGCGGGATTCGAGTCACGTTTTGGCTCGACAGCCAGAGGTCAGGAAGGGTCAGGTTAACGTATGATCCATCCGACGAACACGAGAAAAACATGGCGACAGTCTTCTGGTTGCTCGTGCCTGGAATCGCAAGTAACGATACAGAATATGACGAGAATTCAGACCGGATCTCTGAGTGGCTTGGCGATCCGGTGTCGATCCTGGTTCTCAACGGCGGCTTTGTGCACGCCAAGGCTGAACATCGCAGGGCAGAGATCGACTTGTACATTCCGAACGCTATCACACCGCAGGACGAAAGGGACATACAGATGCTTCAAGATCTGCTTGACAAGGCCAACGATAACGGAGCATAATCACCGCACGCAAAAAGTGGCGTGCCGTCGTGTCTCACCACGACGAAACGCTACCTCAATCCACCTCAGGCAAGGAGGCTTCAATTGGCAACTCACGCCATTTTTCGCACGCGCATGCGTGTTTCTATACAGGTGCTTCCGGAAGATTCAGCGAGCGGCTCGTGCTGCGCAGATGCCAGAGGGGCAGGAGGTGCTATGGATTAGCTAGGTAAAGAACAAGTGCCGGACTGGTTTGTCGATCAAACGACCAGCCCGACACTCGAAAATTTCGTCGCTAAGGCGGGCCGTAGTCGCTAAACATGTCCCGCCGAAGCATTTCCAAATTTCGGACTACCAGTCCGACACGGGTAATTTACGCGCCGTCGTCGGACTTGTCAACTAAGGATCTGGACGACAAATGTGCCAAGAATTAACCCCCGATCAGCGGGAAAACCTCATGGATGGCCTGGTCAGCATGGCCAAAGCCATCGCCTTTTTTAACGCCGTAGGAACCTCACTTCTTGATGAATCCGATGCCCTCCGCGATCCCGACCAGTGGATCAATCACCCCGAGGCGTGCGAATACCTGCAGGTCAGTGATCGCACGCTCCGCACCCATCGCGAGCAGAGCAAGATCCGCTCCAAACGATTCGGGCGGCAGTGGAAGTACCGCAAGCGGTGGCTCGATGAGTACCAAAAAACCGTAACCTAATGGCCTCACGCATCAACCGACCGAACGGGCACAAGTGGATCCAGTTCACCGGCCCCGACCGTCGCCGCCAAACTTTGCGGCTCGGGAAAATGTCGGCCCGCGATGCCGATTCGGTCAAGCGGCGGGTTGAGCTACTGCTCTCGGCCCGCATGGTTGGTTCGCTGCCTGATCCCGAAACCGCTGCCTGGCTCACGAGTATCCCGCGTGAGCTACGGCGGCGGATCGAAAAGCTGCGCCTCGTCACGGTCCAGCCCGACGGTACTAGCGAGCGTGACGGCGTCACCATCGCCGAGCTGGCGGACCTGGGACAGAAGAAGCCGAAGCCCAAAAGCCTTACCGATACCAACGAGCGCCGCTACGCGGCCGAACACCTGGTCGCCTGTTTTGGTGCCTCGCACAAAATCGAAGACATCACAGTCGGCGACGCCGAAGACTTCTATCAGTGGCTGCAGGACGGCGAGGAGGGTGCCGCCCTAGCCCCCTCGACCGCCGGCAAACGGTGCGAAAAGGTAAAACGCTACTTTGCCTCGGCCGTGAAACGCGGCTGGCTCGAGCATAACCCGTTCGACGAGGTAACGATCCGCAGCAGCGCCCCGCGCGATCGCGATCGCACGATCACCACTGAAATGGCGATGGACATACTACGTGAGACGCCCGACCCGCGGTTCCGTTTCGTCTTCGCGTGTTGCCGCTTTGGTGGTATGCGTCAAACGGAACCACTCGGGATCCGCTGGGACGGCGTCAACTGGGAGGAAGGGACGATCACGCTTTGGGCCAGCAAGACAAAGAGCTGGCGTACAATCCCGATCTTCCCCGAAATCCGTCCATTGCTCGACACGCTTTGGGAACAAGCCCACGATGGCGAGCAGTTCGTTCTCGGCCGCTGGAACGTCAGCGGCTCCGCACTTACGAACAGGCTCAAGCGAGTACTCCGCCGACTGGGAGTAGAACCGTGGCCGAAACCATTTCACAACCTACGTGCGACCCGCCAGACCGAGCTGGGCGATCTGTACCCGGCCCACGTCGTCAACGCCTGGATCGGCAACACCAAAGATGTGGCTGAAAAACACTATTACCGAGTTACCAAAGAGCACATCCAGTCCGCTCAACAACCGCCCGCTGCAGGCGAAGTAAAACCCGAAGCATTGGGTGTCCCGGCCGCCGCCACACCGCCAAATCGCCCCGCCAAGGCGAAGCAAAAAGCGAAGCGGCAATAACCGGCAATTTGCCACATCAAATGGCAAATTCTGGCCACAGACCCTACAAAACGAGCGGTTTTCCGTTGCCAGGTAGTACCCCGTAGGGGAGTCGAACCCCCCCTCTCAAACCTCTTTGTACAAGGGGTTTTTTGAATCGCTCAAACAGGGCGAAGCAAAAGCCGAAGCACGAAATGCACCGGCCAAATTTTGCATTTCATGGCGTCGACGATTTCCAATGCGCGTTTGACGCTACTATATTAGCCGCTTTTTGAGTTTGTTCCGCTAAGATCACCCGACTGCTCTTGAATCGCGTTGCCGGAACGTTGCCACGAAAGGGGTCTTCGTGGCAAATCGAGCGGCACTGGGCGGCAAATTGACCGTTCAAGTGGCAAACTTCTGCCAAGTCTCTTGAGACCCCTTTTTTCGGTGTTAGCTTCGATCATGTGAGGCGTGAACAACTTGAACTGATCGCGCCATTCGCGGTCCCCGGCCTGCCACACGTCTCACAACGTTCGGATTGAATCCAAGGCAGATCACCGGGTACCGCAGATGGCGTTTTTTATTGGAGTGATGGTGATGGGACAAGAACAAGCGATGCGAATGCTAACGAGTCATCAGGTAAACGGACTTAACGAAGCAATTCGCATTGAAGTACATGATGGACCAGGAGCTGGCGGCGCATGCCATGAATATCGTCTGCATCTTGCTGAAGAATTTGTGCGTTTGTCGTTTCAAAACGGCCCGATTGGAGAAGCCGGATTCAACGGCATCACCAATGAGGCTCTGCTTGCGGTAATCGAGGATCGTTTACTTGGATTTCAGTCTGGCGAATTTGCTTGCCGCGAAAACGCTTTGGCGCTCACCAAATTACAAGAGGCCATGATGTGGCTAAAAAAACGAACAGCAGACCGTGTGGCTCGTGGCGTTGAGGGAACTCACGAAAAGTAGTTCTTTAAGCAGGCTCAGCCTTAGTCGTTCATAGAGCAATTCCAAAACTGAAACGGCCAAAGGGGTGAGAGGCCCCGCTCTACCGGCGTGGGGAAGTGGTATCCCGCCAGGCTCATATCCTGGAGATCGCAGGTTCGAATCCTGCCGCCGGCAATTGACAACGGAAACTTATCTCCCAGCAGCGGGGCTTCTCTAGCACTGCCCCGCTAAAACCCCGCTGCTGGTTTTTTTGGAAGGCGACCATGAACAGTTCGATTCAAACCTACACCGGACAGCAGCTTGATCTCCAGGATCCGCAACCCGAGCAGATCGACATCGAAGACATTGCACTCGGGCTGTCGCGGATGCCCCGGTTCGCCGGCCAGACGCGGATGTTTTACTCAGTCGCCCAGCATTCGGTGCTGGTCGCGAAGCACGCGCCGCGAGAGATGAGACTCCAGGCCCTGCTGCACGATGCAACCGAAGCCTATCTATGCGATCTTCCCAAACCGGTGAAGTCGCTCTGCCCGAACTATGAGACGCTGGAAGCCTATCTCTGGCGGGTGATCTCGGTGCGGTTCGGCGTCCCCTTTGAGCTTTACCCGGCAGTCCACCGGCTCGACCAGCGGGCCCTAGTGACCGAGCAGCGTGATCTCCGCAAACATCCGGTCAGTTGGGAAAGAAATGGCCTAAAGCCATTTGGTAAACGAATCAAACCGTGGAGCCAACAGAAGGCGTACATGGAGTTCGTGCACAAGTTTGAAAAGTACCAGCGTTGTTGCCAACGTACAGCAGCTTAGAGAACCACGATGGCGGACATTGGAAAAATCGGGCGCGACCCAATTCTGATCGCCGAAACGACTCCCGTCGTCAGGCCGGGCCAGGAAGTTTTGATCACTGGCAAGGAACAAGTGCGGCCAAGGTCGGTTACCGGGCCGACGATCGAGTTTAAGGCACACTCGAAAGAGCTACTTAGATTGATGGCTAACAATGTGGGCATCCCGTTCTCGCTGATCGCAGAAAATCCTGCTGTGAATGCTACGAAATGCGCCAGAGAAACCGTGTTGCGCATGGAGGCACTCAACAGTGAAGCGGAGCAAATAGAAAAACAACTTACCAACTTTTTGAAAGGAGAATCGGATGAGTGATACCAGCATCGACCGGCTTGCAGATCTATTGGGGGTCGATCCGGCCAACGTTCCCGGCATCGAAGAAACCCAAAGCATAGTTCAGCAGGCAGTCAAGGACATCAGGACCGAGCAACGGACTGCGAAGGTCGAACAGGCGAAAGCCTTAGTGCGCCAGGCGATCGGCTTGCGGACTGAGATGCACGAGCAAGAGAAGAAATTCCAAGAGCAGCAAGAGAAGTTCCACGAGGGCCTCGGAAAAATGGTTGATGCGATCGAGAAGCTCGTCGAGGGCGACGGTACGCCGCTGCTAACCGATCAGCGCGAGTAACAAACTTATCTCCCAGCAGTGGGGAGCCCATGGCTCTGCCCCGCTTTGCTCCCCACTGCTGGTTTGTCACGGACGGAAACAAATGTCAAACGAACAACTTAGATTCACCAAGCACATCGAAAAACAACACTTCACCACGGGAGAGACCGCGCGGATCTGCGATGCGTCGATCTCTTCAGTGATCAAGTGGTGCAACGAAGGCATGCTTAGGTTTACCAAAGTGCCTGGCAGCCGGCACCGCCGGATCGCACGCGAAGACCTCAAGAAATTTATTGAACAATACCGGCTGCCGCCGCAGCGGCTCAAGATGTTAGACGCACAGGACGTGGCTGCCACGGATGCGCAGCCCGACGGAGCGGCAAGGAAAGTGTGAAGGCAAGCCGTGCCAGCAGGAGACGAACACGGGGCCAGTGGAACTCGCCCCGTGGGTTTTGGAATTGAGTAACCACGGAGACACGGAGAGAAGACATGACCCCGTTGTGGCGGGTGCCCACTTGAAAAATCGCACCGCCCGGTGTAGCGAACCCGATGCCAGCAGATCCATAAGAACCTGCGGGACGGCAGTATCAAACGTAGCGGGTGCAAGCCCGTCGGGGTCACTTAGAGAACTATGCACGCAGTTGAGTACATCGAGAAGCACTGCCGTTTTAAGCGGACGATATCGTGTACTGACTTGCGCAAGAATCTCGGACGCGAAAAGGGCCATTGTACCTGGTGCAATGGGGAACTGAAAAACGGCCTGCGGAGCTGGTGTTCGGACGCTTGCCGGACGGAAGGCTACATCCGGGCAGGTGTTTACCACGGTGCGGTGTCGGATCGTGATAAAGGTGTCTGTGTCTTGTGCGGCAAAAAGTGTAGCGAGATCCAGGATCGGTTACGGCGCATGTTAGCTCGTGCAAACGGCCACGACAAAGAGGGGCACTGGGTGCCTGAAAAACGAAAGTTGGTTGACTCGTACATGCGCGTTCAGCGTCTGATGCGTGCGCACCGCATGAGTCAGCACCATCGGCACTCGCCGTTTGAAATCGATCACATTGTTCCTGTTATCGAGGGTGGCGGCTGCTGTGGGATCGACAACCTAAGAACCGTTTGTTTTGGCTGTCACAAGCAAGTGACAGCGGACCTTGCCGCGCGGCGAGCGGCAAGGCGACAAGATGCGAAAAGACCGATGTTCACTGACAACTGACCACTAACAACTACTCACGAAAGGATTCTCATGCTTGTTTTATCACGGAAGGTTGGCGAGAAGATTTACATCGGGAGCGAGATCAAACTGCAAGTGAAACGACTCAAGGGGAATCGCGTTGCGATCGCAATCGACGCGCCGCCCAAGATTCGGGTGTTGCGCGGTGAGCTGGTTGAGCAGGAGAAAACAAAGTCGACCGGGGTGGAGGTCACAGAGGCGGCATGAACAAAAATCGTGACCACAAGGGCGATCCGGAGTTTTGGACCGACGAGCGGTTGGCTGAACGGTTTGGCGTCTCGCGGACGCGCATCTTCGAGCAGCGGCATCGGGCAATCCAAAAACTGAGAGACGCGGTGCTGAGGGATCCGGTACTGCGGCAAACGGCAATCGACATGGGCCTTCACAGCAGATAGCAGCACAGCAGACAACGGCGGTAACAGGCAGCAGCCATGCAACAGAAAAACCTCTTACTGAGTCGCGAGCAGCGGATTGGAGCCTTGCGGTCGATCGACGCTGGCCAGCTCGACGTTGGGCGCGGCGCCTGGGGGAACGTGGTCGACCTACTGATGCAGGTCGAGTTCTGCACGATGCGCGATGGTTGCTTTGCTTATGCAGAGGTTCTGGCCGCACGGATGAAGCAGAACGCGGGCGTCTCGAAGGCGACATTCTTCCGCACCGTGAAGCTGGCGAAGTCGCTCGGCTTGCTGGTCACAGAGTCTCGCTACAACCGCCAGGGCCAACAGTCGAACGAGTGGCTGGTGCAGTGGCAAAAGGTGGCTGCGCTCGCTGGCGGAGGTGGGTCTCATGTTTTGGGTAGAGAGTCTCAAAATGACACCGGTGGGTCTCATTTTGACACCGGTGGGTCTCAAAATGACACTCCCAATATAAGGAACAGAACCGACATCAGTACCGTCATCAATACTGGTCGATTAGTCGACGGCGACCAGATTGATGATTCGAAGCAGACGTTATCTCGCGCCGAGCTTGGTGGGCTGCGCGAGACGGGCAATCGGATTCTCCGCAAGATCGGAGGGCCGAAAAGCCGTCGTGATCGTGAGCTGGTGGCCAAGATCGCGATTCTCTCTCGCAAGTTTGGCGAGAACTGGTTGTGGGACGCTGTCGAGGGCGTGGTGCGGACGAATCCGCGTAACCGCTTCGGCTACCTGCACTCGTCGCTCCGCAACGCAACGCGCGAGCTCGGCTACAACTTCGACCAACAGCTCGCCCGCACGGTGGTGCCTGCGGAACTCGATCGCAAAGCGGCGGAGAAAGTCGAGGTGGTGGGATGATGCGAGCAGGATCGCTTTTCACTGGCTGTGGCGGCATGGATCTTGGCTTCCATTGGGCGGGGATTGATACCGCCTGGATGTGTGAGCGTGACCCGCGGCCCCGGCAACTACTCAGAATGAAATTTCCAGACAAGCCAATCTACCATGACATACGAGGACTCATCGGCTGTGAGACCGAGCCAGTTGACGTTATTCACGGCGGCGACCCATGCCCAAGACATAGCCGGGCCCGACAGGTCGAAACCAGCACACCCGATCTCTCCGGATACTTCCTTGCAGTGGTCGCAGAACGTCGGCCTCGATGGGTGGTCCGCGAAAATGTTCTTGCACCAACTGTTGACGACTTCGCGATCGCCTTGGAGCACCTCGGATACGGAACAGTTGTTATCGGAATCGACGGTGCAGAGATTACTGGCCAATCCCGACCGCGGGAGTTCGTTGTCGGACGTTATCAAACCGGCCGGGACCGCGTTCGAGAATTCTTTCAAGACGCGGAGGACACTGCAATCGTGTATCAGGCGGCACTACAACGGCGGCAGGTGTCTCCATGTCTTTGTACGAACCCTCGCCGACTTTCCTATGGTGAGCTTCTTGTTTGGGAACCAGAAGGATGGCTCCGTGTGCTGGACTGTGAAGAGCGCGAGCAGCTTGCCGGTCTGCCTACCAGGTGGACTGAAGGATTTTATCGAGAGTCTCGCGCAAGATTCACCGGAAACTCAGTGATTCCGCACAAGGCGAAGTGGATCGCTGAGCGCATTGTCGCTGCAGAACAACAAACGTCCTCCGTGTCCCCCGTGCCCTCCGTGGTGAAAACATGAACGAACCAACGAAACGACAACAGCAGGTTGTGGATGCGATTCGCGGCTACCAGGCGCAGCACGGTTATCCGCCGACGGTGCGAGAGCTGGCCGCCCTGATCGGTGTCAGTAGCCCGAACGGTGTGATGTGTCACCTGGTCCCGCTCCGGCGCAAGGGGCTTGTGACTTGGGAAAACAGTTACGGCCGCACACTGCGGGTTGTCGATCCGCCCGAGCCACGCGGGATGCCGCTCGTGGAACTGGGGATGATTACTGAGGTTTAGTAATGGCAGACCAATCGAAAATTGAATGGACGGATGCAACGTGGAACCCGGTGCTGGCTCGTAGCTCCCAGGGCCAGCTCGGGTTTCACTGCCAGAAGGTGAGCCCCGCGTGCGAGAACTGCTACGCCGAAGCGTTCAACATGCGTAACCTGCCCAACCGTGGCACCGGCCTACCGTTCACCGCGTCCAGCCTAGAGCAAGTCGAGATCGTGATCGATGAAAAGACGCTGCGGAAACCGTTGGAGTGGAAAGAGCCTCGCACGATCTTTGTCTGCTCAATGACCGATCTGTTTGGTGAGTTTGTTATCTGGGACGCCTTAGATGAGATTTTCGCAGTCATGTACGAATGCCAATGGCATACTTTCCAGGTTCTCACTAAAAGACCAGAACGGATGGCAGAGTACCTAGGTTCTCCAGCAACACAAAATCGGATTGCTCACAAAGTTTGGTGGAGACTACACGCGAGGGATCTCGAAAAAGCCAAGTTAGTCTCCCCGGGTGCCATATCAATGGACTTGTGCGACCTGTGGCCGCTGCCAAACATTCATCTTGGCACGACCGTCGAGTCACAGCAGTACCTCGATCGCTGCGATCCTTTGTTTCAGTGTCCGGCTGTGAGTCGCTTTCTCTCGGTCGAGCCGCTCTTAGGTCCGATCAAGTTCGCCAATATGAAGTTCATCGACTGGGTGATCGTCGGTGGCGAGTCGGGCCACAGCGCACGCCCCATGAAGCGAGATTGGGTGCGTTCAATCCGTGATCAATGTGTCGAGGCTGGCGTGCCCTTTTTCTTCAAGCAGTGGGGATCGATCGGACCCGACGGCGTACGGCGATCGAAAGAAGAAAACGGGAGGCTGCTCGATGGTGAAGAGTGGAACCAGATGCCGGAGGTGACCCATGCCAGTACCTGATAACTACATCATGCCGTTTGGGAAGTACAAGGGACAAGAGATTGGCAGTGTGCCAGCCAGTTACCTTGATTGGGTTGCCGGTCAGTCGTGGAAGTGGCAGTGGCCGAAGATCGTCGAGTACGTCAATGAAAACCGCGACCACATCGATCGCGAACTTGATTTGGAAGATTAACCCAATCTGCGCGAATCTGTGTCATCTGCGGACTAAGGTTGTCCACAGATTACACAGATGGGCGCAGATGATGAATTTATCCCCGTGACCTCCGTGCCTCCGTGGTGAATCAAAATGCCGAAACTTAGATCAGCCGGGTTTACTTACGTCGACCCCAAAACGAAACAGACAACACGGGTGACGTTCTCGTTTGACGATCGTGGGAAACCGAAACAGGTTTTCATTCAACCGCCAATCGGCAAACCAATCACGATCGACAACCGCGACGGCAAGTTCAAACCTTGTGTGACCCATTGCCAGAAACTGATGAAGAGAACCAAGAGCTAGGAAATATCACCACGGAGACACGGAGTTATGACTCAGAAGCAGTTGCGTGAGCGTATCATTCGGCGACTCCAAAGGATGCAGGCGGAGTTGCGCGAGACGATCGACTTGAAAGAGTCGTGGAACGATAACCGAACCGACTGCCCGCCGTTTGATGTTGGCTGGGACAAGGTGATGCTAAAGAACATCGTCGATCAGCTTTCCGCTTGGGATAGAAACGACATCAATGAAGTGAATCGTCTCAATGCTCAGATGCAAGAGCTTGCAAAACATGGATCGAAAATCTAACTCCGTGACCTCCGTGCCTCCGTGGTGAATCAAAATGCCAAGCACCCAGCAACAAGCATTTGACTTTAGCGATTTGACGGCGCGTGCTGCGCCGGCCCCGCCTCGCTTTGCGGCGTGGCAGGAGTTTCATCGGGAGAACCCGCTGGTGTTTGCCAAGTTCCGGCAATTTGCCATCCAGGCGTATCTGCAAGGCTCGAAGCAAGGGGCGCGGAGCATTGGTGAGCGGATCCGCTGGGATGTCGAGGTCGAGACCCGCGGCGGCGAGTTCAAGGTGAACGACCACCACTGGCCCTACTATGCCCGGCTGCTGGCAGGACTCGATGAGCGATTCAAAGAGTTTTTTGTTTTCAAAGACAAGCACTTCGACACGACGACCGAGGCGATCGTGCGGTTTCATAAGGGGATCAAGAGGTGAGAGACGAGAGACAAGAGCCAGTGGAGCCGCAGGATGACGACTGCCAATACTGCGGCGGCGACGGCTGCTACGACTGCCTGTATCGGTGAGAGAATTAACCACGGAGACACGGAGAACACGGAGACGATTATGACATTCACACGAGCTAGAGAAAACGAAACTTTTTCGGAGTACGAAACATTCCAGATTATCACTTGCTACAAGTGCGGTATGCCCTTTGGGGTGCCGCAGCACTGGAAAAAGAAGAGACATGAAGACCAGGGGGACTTTTATTGCCCAAACGGACACATTCAGTATTACTCAAAGTCGACCGAGCAAAGACTTCGAGAGGAGATCAGTGCGCTGAAGCGGCGCGTCGACCTTGCTCGCGACTCTGAACAATACTACCGCGGTCGCGCTGAAAAAGAGAAGCGACGCGCGGCTGCCCATGCTGGGGTAGCTACCAAACGGAAGAAGAAGCTCGATCGCGTTGCTGCCGGTGTCTGCCCGTGCTGCAATCGTACTTTCCAAAACTTAGCCCAGCACATGAAAACCAAACACCCAGACCACTCTCCGTGACCTCCGTGCCCCCGTGGT